AGGAGCGGGGGCCGCACCTGCTGCTGGAAGCTGTTGCTCCATACCTGGTGCCATAGGTGGCATCTCTGGGGCTGGAGGTGGTTCTGGTGTAAATGCTTTTTCAATAACTGATTCTAATGACTGTCCCTTTTGGCGACCTTGGATAACACTTGCGATACGTGAGATAATCTCACTAGGGTCTTGGCCTTGCGCTGCGAGGGCTGGAATTGCCTGAGCATACTGTGCAACAGCAACACGCAAAGAATCGCGCATCTCTTCAATATCAACACGTTGTTCCTCCTGCGTAACATTTAAGTCCATTGGAATCTCACGACGAACATAGTCACGAGAAACTAACTTGTCTGAACGCATTTGTAGTAATGCAATAATGGCACGGTTAGGGTCCATACCAGACATAATTCCGTAGCGTACATCTACGCCGTATTCACCCTTGATGTCACGAGATGGTGTGTATTTGAGAACATAAGGTGTTCCATCATCTGTTCCCTTAATGGTCTTTGGGATACCACCAAATACTTTCTCATCTGCTTCAAAACAAACAGAGACAAGTTCTTGGAACATACGAGCAAACTGTGCTTGCGCTGCCTTGATCTGTGTATCAAAGCCTGCTTGTAGGGCTTGTACACCACGACCTGTTACAACTGATGCGTCAATGTTACCTGAACGAGATTCAGGATAACGAGCACCAAGGCGTAGTTCACGCTCTAGTACACCAGACTCTGTAAAGACTCCAGGTGGTAGTTCTAGTGGAACACGTCGGATACCTTGTGGGTTAGCAGAACGCATAATTGCATCTGGACCAAGTGCCAACTCTTGCACATCTTGTGGGATAGCAATAGGTGCTTGGATAGATTTTTCTGCTGCTTGAATCTGTAGTACTGCAAAACGAGCACGAGCAAGTTGTACAGATAGAACATCATCAAACTGTCCACGTGCTTCACCGTCTAGGGAGGAACGCATAATGACAGATGCCATAGCTCTACCTAGAATGTTTGGTGTGCGTGATAGAACTAGGTTCTTGCGCTCTGGTAAGTAGAGCAGGTCTTGTTCTTTGTCGTGATACTTGACCATTGAGATATAAGGAGAAGAAAGGCCATACTGGTTTCGACCTAAGATTAAATCGTAAAACTCTGGGTACTGCGCCCCTAGCGTCTCTGCATCGGTAACGATGACTTGAGTAACAGATAAGACGCGACCATAACGATCTAACTCTGGGTAGGTACCGAATGGATTAAGCATACGGATACGAGGATTGTTGTCATCGTAATCCATCTCAACCATACCAATACCAAGACCGTAGGTGTTATACCAGTCTGCTGCTGTATACATCTGCAGTTGTAGGTCAGAGTTTGTTACATAAAAGTTTGCAATACGAGTTCTAGTATCTGCAGCCTTGCGTGCTGCATCTGAAACCATATTAGTTGCTGAGCAATTAAGAGATGGCAGTGGTGCCATTGCCTCTGCTAAGTCACGTGCTGCTACGTCAATGAAGTTTGCAACCAGAGGCTTTGGGTATTCTTCTGAAAACATTGCTGGGTATACCTTAGAGATATCACCCTGACGCACCGAGAGCACATCACGCATACGTTGATCTCGCGCTGCTGAGCGCGTACGTAAGCGTGCTAGCTTAGCGTCTACTTCTTTGACTGATAACAATGGGGGTCCTTAACCGTCGTAGCGTTCTGGGTTCTTTAGGTAACGAGCCTTTTGTGCAGGTGTCATCTTGGATGGAGAAATTTTATCTGGCATCACTAGCACTTTCTTTTTTACAGGTGTCTTTTTAGGCGTTGGCTTTTTTATTTGTGCCATTGTTATCTCCTTGTTAGATGAATGTACGATCTTTCTCGGCGAGCAATTCATCTATGTTGATAACTGTTCGCTTGCCCATCTCGTTACGAGATAGAAATGGGTTCTTCATATGGTGGGTCTTGTGCATACCTTGGTTGAGCATCTCGCGTGCGCGGATCTCACAGAACCAAAGTGCCATTACCATATCGGTCTTGCCCTTAGTAGTAGGCGACCACGTAATCAATTGCTCGATAAGAGCTTTGACATTTTCCGTCTGGTCACTGGGAAGATGGATAAGATTGTCTCTATGGTGTTTACCATCGTGCTGTTTGGTCCCAAACAATGTGGACATACTGGCAACACCGAATCCTGAGTCCCATTTGTTGGTTCCTGTGTGGTGCTCACGTAGTAGTACTCCTCGGCTTGCAAGGTTCTGGCGGATGCCTTCGTCTTGTGTTAAGAAAGATTGAAATGCGTTCTTCTCTACTATCCACTCGCTAGGCTGGTAAAGAGATGTCCAGTCAAAGATTAGTTGACGGATTGCAGCAGGTGTTGGCCTAGTAATTTTAATAGCGTCAACAATATAGCGTTTATGAGTAGCCCTATCAACAGCGTAACAAACGACGGCTGTATCACCAACCATAGCGGGATCAAGACCACAAATAAAAGAAAAGCCGTTGACATCACGCGGATGGCCTGGGTTACCAGGAACCAAACGACCTGCTTTACGCATACCATCAATAGAACCTCTTACACATACTGGGTCAAAGATGGCATCATCTGAGATATCTTGCTGTTGATACACCAAAGCCCAGGTGCTTGCATCCATAGCTTGGCGTTCATTGTAAAGGTTGCGACCATTCCATCTAGGGTAGAGGTCATCTTCGTTCTTATCAGATTCGACCTGACCATCAAAGGGAGCATCACTAGCAGGCCACAGGGTTTCCCACTTGTCAGGGTCTTCGTGCGTAGTCAGAAGGGCTGGCATAGCCAAGTACTTCCAAGGGACCAGTCCACCAGGGTAGCGGTCTTCGTTACGAAGCTCGCGGTATAAATCCATAGCCGAGACTCTGGTACCAATGACTACCAGTTTACCTGTAGGGTTCAAACGTGATCGAACGTCTTGGGTTAACCAGCGGATTTGCTTTTCAAACTCGTTAGCGTTCTTTAAGGTAACAGCGTCATCAACGATAATCATATCGGCACGCTTACCGTAGATCTGACCACCGATACCGATTGCCTCGATGTTCGGGTCCTTTTCACTAGACTCGCGCAGCTCAGAACCAAAGGTGACGCGGGTGGCCTGCCACGAGGCAGATTTGGAGTTAAACCCTACACCAGCAGCATAAGCGCTCTGGAGGTCTTCATACATAGGATGAGTCAGGCGTTGCTTGATGGCGTAGAGAAAGTCGGCAGCTAACTGCTGCGTTTGGGAAACAATGAGAACACGGAAGTTTGGATTGCGTACTACCTGCCAGGTCACGTAGTCAACCGTAATCGTAATTGACTTGGCGTGGTTTGGCGGAATGTTAATCAGGATTCTATTACTAGCCAATCCTGGCTCATATTTCATACTGGGGTGCATCCACCCAGGCTCTCGGCCTTCAATCATATCTACTAGGTTTTGCTGATGTGGAAAGGTCTGGGAGTGTAAGAACTTTTGGCGGAACTCTGCAAAGGTAATGTCGTGGACATCGGCGTTGGCAAAGCTCTTATCCTTTAGACCAAGGCGTGTTCGGTCAACCTTGTCTGTAAAGACCTTATCGGTTCTGCGGTAGTACTCGTAAGTCTTAATGGATTTGCCAGCTGAGGCGCAAGCGGCTTCAATGGTCATACCTTCAGCTACACAGCCAAGGATAATTCTCTTGGCGATGTCTGCGCTGTTGTCAGCCATTTGCCCGTCTCATCTCTTCTACTAGTATTGCTGCCGCGATTTTGCGGCGCATTTCTAAGCGACGAGATTCTCGCTCTGCCTTGTACTGCTGCCAGAATTTTCTACTGGAAGTTGCCTGAAGGTATAGTTCCTCTTCGGTATAGTTACGTATCATTGGCGCGGATGCTCATTTCTTTTATACTAGGTTGAGTATGATCTTCCTATTAGAGATAGAGCTATCCCCACTAAAAGTACTGGGCAGTTCGGGCTTAGCGCCCGAGGGAGCCACAGCGAACTGAGGGGTAAGTCAGTACTCGGCCTAGGGGCCTCGCTAGAGGCCAACCAAGGGTCGTAAAACATACTCTCCCCGTTTTACTCCCCTACTATATATAAGGCAGGAAATGGACTGGGTTTCTCGTTTTACAGATGTTAAGTACGTCACACTACTATTATAGAATATAACCGCAGGTCAGAACTATATTCAGCGATCTCACTTTAGCAAATATTTTTTGTTGGGGAGTACGGCGCACGCCCGCCTGCAATTCAACAAGGGGGGGTGTCCGTTCCGGCCTAAACCCTAACCGTATGGCTAAGGGTTAGACAGTTGCGGGCTGTATGTCTAGGCTTGTTAGTAAAGCGTGGAGGGCGGACTACCGCTACGGCTACCCC